CGATTGACGGCCCGGCCGAAGTCGAACAGGTTGACGAGATTTCAAAGGCTACACTTGGTTCATACGTAAAGAAAGCTTCGCACGATGTAGCAACAAAGTCTGCTGCAACAGGTAGATATGGTGAACGATCAAGAGAACATACTAAAAATGCCAAGAGTGGTCCCGCATCGACCAATTGGAAAGACACAATGGCTGCCCGAGACGCTGATAAAGTAGCTGATAAGTTTTTCAAAAAGTCTTGGGCGCGCCGTCAGGGAATCGCTAAGGCAACCGATAAGCTAACTAAAACGTAAATAATAAAGTATAAATACAAAAGTATATTATGCCGAGTAGTCGGACAATTTGACGAAATGCGAAAGGGAACTAAAAATGCCATTATGGGGTTTTAATAAAGATTCATCCAAGACTGTTTCTGGTGCAAACACCACTGCGGGTTTGGTTGCGGGCCAACAGCCGCGCGGGGGTTCTCATACCGGCACAGGAAAGCGTAATGTAATCGCTACCAGTGCTGGCTGGGTTCGTCGGCAAAATAAGACAGACTTGAATTCAAATAGTCGCCAGATGGACGAAACTCTGGTGGCTGCTAATCCGGGTACCGCAAGCGTATCCGATGGTTATGCAAATAGCGCGTATCTAGGGTTCCCTGACATTGTGGAAATGTATACATCTTCCAATTCTACAGGTGGTAATGCTCTGGCGAGATCGGCCACAGCTAATCTCTATGTCGTATTTAATGAGCCCATACGCCATAAGGGCGGCCTCGGATATATGAGAGTTCGGGTAGCAAACACTGTCACCGGTAATACTGTGATTGCGACAGGCACTGCTCAAACAACAACTCCTGGCAATATCATCAATGCAAATAATACTCTTGTATTATCATTCAAGCCCGGCACAGCCGGTACTTATAAGGTCAATTCGAATACCATCGCGTTCAGCAGCGCATCTGGCGGTACATTTGCTGCCAATCTCGTTAGCTTGAATATTTCTACCAATGGCGCTGAATCCGCCAATCTAATGATTAGCGGTGCGGTATCGAACAATATGGGTACATTCACTGTTCGCTCCGCAACCTCAGATTAATATTCGGAGAATTTAATATGGCCGATAAAAAGGTATCTGCACTTACGGCCGCGACATCAACGACCAGCGAAGATTTATTGCTGGTCATTGATGATCCGAACGGCACGCCTGTATCGAAGAGAATCACAGTAAAGAATTTCTTTGGCACAATTCCATCTAATACAGTATTTAATGGCCGCGTAAATGTTAAGGCCAATACGACAATTCTATGTAGCAATACTCTCATAACAAGTAATGTTAATATAACTACGAGTGGCTTATTTAAGGCCAATAACGTAATCATAACTGTTCGCTCGACTCCCGGATCAAATAACGCGCTAAGCACCGGATATAAAGTTGGGCAGATATTTTTTAGCAACACACATCTATATGTTGCAGTCAACACTACGACACTAAAGCGTGTGGCGCTGGGTGTGTTCTAATGAAGTAGAGTAGAGTTTATATTATGAATTATGTTTCGAATGAAAATTTTATGCTATATGCGGCTCGTCATTATGATAATCCATTCTGTACTACAGAAAAGGAATTTCATGAAGATGTAAATCGCATAAAGCTCATACATAAGATGTTTAGGCGATACGACAACGATAAAGTAATAAATGACCGATTGATACTAAATCATCTACGATTATTATATAATGTTTTTGATGCTACGCACCTAACGAGAATGTTGGTATTTCGATTTAGTGATCATCTACATTATCTAAAACCTTTTTTGATATTACTTGGGTACTGGCCTGAAAGAATAACAAACGTAGGCAGTCTTGGTATTAACATAATCGGAAGTGATATAGTAATGGATACCAAATTAGTAGAGTCCCTTAGGAGAATTTAATGTCTGGGTTTGTCGTAGATATCTTTATGGTGTATCAGTTCATAAAACGACTGGTAACACCATTTGATCAGACGCCCGCATATAGACTCGGATTGATCGACTCCGAAGGTAAGAAGCTTCGCAAGGCGCAGACACCCGAAGAAAAACGAGCTTTGGGGTATTTCGATAGACTAGTATTTAATCTCAAACGACTACTGGGTATTTTACCGGCAGGCAAAACTACTTTGGCCTCATACGCGGCCGCGCTTCTTCTTCTCCGCGAGGAAGATGAGCGCCTAATTACCGATGATGAATATCTACTAGAGGAATTTCGTAAGGTCATTGACAATATCGATATGACCGCGTATAATAAGCTTATGGAAGATGCTCCTGCAAATATGACTGGCGCAAGTGTGGTCGGCACTGGTGATAATATAGTTCATTGGTCTAAGCGACAGCCTAAGCTTGGCGACAAGGGCAAATTAAAGAAATACGGGCAGGCCATGGATGGTATATTGTATTTGCGTCGCCGAAAGAATGAGCAGATTCGTCTTGAAAAGAAAAATATGGTATTCTATAAGATGCTTGGACGAAAGGTTTTAGCCAGCAAGAGTTCATCTTCAGCAGGCGATGATGGAGAATGAATATGCCCATTGATATCCAAACAGATGTTGCAATTCTTAAGAGAGATATAGATCGTATGAGTGAGTTGTTCGATAAGATAGACATTACCATCGAAAAATTGTCTGATGTGTCGATAAGCTTAAATCGTATGATAGCAGTTCAGGAAACTCGATTAGTTCAGCAAGAAGACACAACACGTAGGATATTTACCATAATAGAAGAACATCGCAGACAAACGGAAGATAAGTACGATGCCTTAAACACTAGGCTTAATCGAATTCGTGACGAAGTGAAAGACGATATGCTGGCGGTAACAAATAAGATGGCAGATAAAATAGACAAACTAACCACGTGGATTACGCATATAGATCGTTGGAAATTTGCCATAATTGGCGGGGCCTTAGTAATTGGATTTTTATTATCTCGCCTGCCTATCCTTGAACACCTAACTACTAAGCTATAATTACTTATTGACATTCAGCTAACGTCATGATATTATGACGTATGCTCTGGATTGATCACAAATACGTAGGCCTGGCGTCTAATAGGCTCCCTAAATTTAAAAGAAAAAGCGATAAATTATATAGTTTTCGCTGCGTCTTTTGTGGCGATTCCCAGAAAGACAAGAACAAGACTCGCGGCTATTTGTATGTGCATAAGGATCGAATCTCATACAAATGCCACAATTGCAATCTATCCACTTCTCTCTACAAGTTATTGAATCACCTTGACTCATCTCTGGGTAATGCATATAAGCTTGAGCAGTTCTCAAACAATCATTCAACTTTCGCGCATAAGGTGCCGGCGATACTGGAGAAGAAACCAAAAATAGAGCCATCCGAAAGCAACATACTAATTGATCTTGGTCTAATACCTGCTCATCTACTTCCAGAGAATCATCGAATAGCCAATTATCTGCAATCTCGTAAAATACCACGATCTCGCTGGGTCGATTTGTATTATGCTCGCGATATGCGCGTTCTTGAGAAGCTTAATAAAAGTTATGAAAATCGGTTAATATCGGAAGAGCGTATGGTAATTCCATTTCGTGATATGGCAGGTAATATCACCGGCGTAACTGGTCGCGCCATGGGAAATAACAAGTTGCGATATGTTACGGTGCGTGTGACCGATGACGCTATGATCTATGGCTTAAATCTTCTTGATTTATCTCAGACGATCTATGTGACCGAGGGTCCAATAGATAGCATGTTCGTAGATAATGCGATTGCGGTCGGCGGATCTGACTTCAAGCGTGTTATCACGCAATTCGATAGAAATAAAATCATTCTTATATTCGATAATCAGCCAAGAAATAAACAACTTGTTGATATCATGAATCAGATGATAGCCCAGAATTATAAACTGGTCATATGGCCTTCGAATTGGCGATATAAAGATATTAATGAAGCGATTATTGACGGAATAACTTCATCGGCATTAATGCAGACACTACATACACATAGTCATCAACATCTTACCCTAAAACTTGCAATGAGAGAATGGAATAAATGTCAGTAAAACTTATATCGTATTCGCAGAGTGCTAATTCTATCGACAAAGTGTGGCGAATGGGGCAGGATATCGGCATCGCGTTCGATCATGGCGATAGTGATAGTCTCAACAACGCACAGGAACTTATCGCATTTTGTGCCCGGGTATCAAACCCAAGCAATCAAATTAATACTGAAACATCCGAAAAGCTTATCAAGTATCTCATCAAGCATAAGCATTGGAGCCCACTGGAAATGGTATCGGTTTGCTGCGAAATTACTACAACGAGAGACATCGCACGACAAATCCTTAGGCATAGAAGCTTTAGCTTTCAGGAATTCAGTCAGCGATATGCCAATCCACAGGAATCGTTAGGATTCACTCTTAGGCAAGCCCGATTACAGGATCCCAAAAATCGACAAAATAGTATCGATGAAGTGGATCATGATACCCAGATGATTTGGCAAGAGCAGCAGCAGATAGTTATCGACGCCGCGACTAAAGCGTATGAGTGGGCCATTGCGCGCGGCATTGCAAAGGAACAAGCCCGCGCGGTATTACCCGAGGGGTTGACGATGAGTCGCATGTATATAAATGGAACACTGAGAAGTTTTATTCACTATATACAGTTACGCTCTGGTCCCGAGACTCAAAAAGAACATAGAGAAATTGCAGTAGATTGTGCAAGAGAGATCGCTAAAATATTTCCATTAATTTCGCAAATTAATCATGGAGAATAAATTGAATTCAGGCCTACTTGTCGATATTACTCGCGATTCGCTTTTTGATGTGTTGGGAATTAAACGTCTAAAAGAATCGTATATGAGAGACGATGAGGTATCTCCTCAAGAGCGATTTGCGTATGTAAGTAAGGCCTTCGGCAGCAATCCTGAACATGCTCAACGGCTATATGATTATTCATCGAAGCATTGGTTATCGTATTCGACACCAATTTTATCGTATGGGCGTAGCAAGCGTGGGCTACCTATTTCATGCTTTCTTCCTTATTTGCCCGATACAGCCGAAGGGTTGGTCGAATGCATGTCGGAAGTAAATTGGCTTTCGATGCTTGGGGGTGGAATTGGTATTGGTGTTGGTATCCGAGCAGCCGACGACAAATCGGTTGGTGTGATGCCTCATCTTCGCACATATGACGCAGCGTCTTTGGCCTACCGTCAGGGAAGAACTCGCCGCGGTTCGTATGCGGCGTATCTGGATATTTCGCATCCAGACATTGCGATGTTTCTTGAGATGCGTAAGCCGACGGGCGATCCCAATATGCGCTGTATGAATATGCACCACGGCATTAATGTGCCGAATACATTTATGCAGATCATTGAAAAATGCATGATCGATCCTAAGGCCGAAGATAAGTGGGAACTTAAGAATCCTAACGACGGTGCAGTAGTCGATACAGTATCAGCCAAGGAATTATGGCAACGCATTCTGGAGATACGTATGCAGACAGGCGAACCCTATCTGCATTTCATCGATACGTCTAATGCCGATATGAATGAGCACCAGAAGAAGCTCGGGCTATCAATTAAGCAGTCAAATCTTTGCAGCGAAATTATACTTCCCACAGATGAAAATCGTACAGCCGTATGTTGTCTATCGTCCGTAAATATTGAATACTATGACGAATGGAAGAACAATAAGAAATTTCTTCGAGATGTAGCTGAGATGCTCGATAATGTTCTTCAGGTATTCATCGACAATGCTCCCAAGCAAACAAAACGCGCGAAGTATTCGGCCATGCGCGAGAGGTCTATTGGTATAGGTGCGCTGGGCTTTCATGCATATCTACAGAAGAATAATATTGCATGGGAGGGAGCCATGGCCAAATCAGCCAACATGCGTATATTCAAGCATATTCGGGCTGGGCTGGACAAGGCTAATTTAGAGCTTGGTGAAGAACGCGGCGAAGCTCCTGATGCGGTTGGGTCAGGAATGCGTTTTTGTCACATGACTGCAATTGCGCCAAATGCATCATCTTCTATTATCATGGGGAATACATCTCCCTCCATCGAACCGTATAGAGCCAATGCCTATCGTCAAGATACTCTATCGGGCTCATATCTAAACAAAAACAAATACCTAAACAATATCATCATAGCCGCGTGTGAAAAGAATAAGAGTCTGAATTATGACGACATATGGTCTTCTATCATTGCGACAGATGGATCAGTTCAGCATCTATCTATGCTCGATGATTACACGAAGGACGTATTCAAGACTGCCATGGAGATCGATCAACGATGGCTTATCGAACACGCAGCAGATAGACAAGAGTATATTGATCAGGCGCAAAGCCTGAATGTATTCTTTCGGCCGACGACCAACATCAAGTATCTGCACGCAGTTCATTTTCTGGCCTGGAAGCGAGGCCTAAAGACACTCTATTATTGTCGAAGCGAAAAGATTGCGCGAGCCGATAAAGTATCTAAGCGCATTGAGCGCGAGATTATTCAAGAGATCGATTTAAAACAAATAGTCGAGGGTGAAACCTGTCTGGCGTGCGAGTAGCTTATGACAGTGCCGTGTGAGCGATACCGTGCCCTAATTGAAGGAATGCGGCTTATCGAGAATCTTTTACGCCCTCAGATAACGCCTAGGGTATCTAAATCTATTAGAGAACAGGCCCGTAGGATTATGCGCCATTACCCAACCGCATCTGACTTTGAGCGTATTGCTCAAACATCACCAGATCAACTTTCAACAACGCCGCAAACGAACGGAAACAAAATAAAATGAATAAGAAAGAATTTCGTGATCTGCGGATAACAGACACAAGATCCTATTATAAGCCATTTAAATATGCTTGGTGTTTCGATGATTGGCTGAGGCATGAACAGAGTCATTGGATTCACACAGAAGTTCCCATGCTTGATGATGTGAAGGATTGGAAGACCCATCTATCGAAGGAACAGAAACATTTTCTGACTCACATCTTTCGATTCTTCACTCAGGGCGATCTTGATGTAGCCGGCGGCTATGTGCATAATTATCTACCGTATTTTCCTCAGCCCGAAGTACGCATGATGCTTTTGGGTTTTGCGGCTCGCGAGGCCTTACATGTGGCCGCGTATTCACATTTGATTGAAACTCTTGGTATGCCAGAATCTACATATAGTGAATTTCTCGAATATAGCGAAATGCGAGAAAAGCACGAATACGTTATGAATATATCGAACAAGAATGGTGATCTGCAATCCACAGCCAAGCATATTGCAGTATTCTCGGCCTTTACCGAGGGTATGCAGCTATTCAGTTCATTCATCATGCTTCTTAATTTCCCTAGGCATGGGCATATGAAGGGTATGGGGCAGATAATTACTTGGTCGATTGTTGATGAAACACAACATAGCGAATCCATGATCAAGCTATTTCGTGTCTACATCGAAGAGAATCGAGAAATCTGGAATGATAAGTTAAAAGAGAATATATACACTATTGCAACGAAGATGGTTGAGCTAGAAGATAAATTTATCGACTTGGCGTTTTCTATGGGCCCGATGGAAAATCTATCGGCCGATGATGTAAAGCATTATATTCGATACATCGCAGATAGACGGCTCATATCCATGGGCATGAAGGGCATCTTCAAAATCAAAAAGAATCCTCTGCCGTGGGTAGAGTCGATGATCAATGCTCCCTCGCATACATCGTTCTTCGAGAATCGCTCGACAGATTATGCGAAGGGTGCGCTACTTGGAGACTGGAAGGAGGTATGGGCATGACAATTAACTATGAAGAAGAAATAATGTGTAAATTTTGCGAATCTCAATATCGCATTATCTACAAAGAAGACACAGTGAGCAATAAGTTATTGTTCTGCGCGTTCTGCGGAGAAGAGCTAGACGATGACTATATAGAAGAGGACAGTGAATCAGATGAGCAATGACATACGACAACCCATGGACATTCGACGGAATAGAATTCACCGATAAAGATATCGGGGATTCGATTGGCTTTGTCTATGTTATCACCAATTTAACAACGCATAAGAAGTATATTGGAAGAAAATATTTTTATTCTACTCGAAAGCAAAAACGTACCGACACACGACGCAAAACAAAATCTAGTGATTGGAAAACATACTACTCATCGTCTGACGATGTATTGGCCGAAGTTGAGAAGTACGGTACCAAGAATTTTCGAAGAGAAATATTATCGTTACATAAGACAAAAGGTGATACGAATATAAATGAAGTTAAAGAGCAATTTAGTAGAAACGTATTGGAAGACGATATATATCTAAACGCGAACATAAACGGAAAGTGGAGACGACCCCCTAACCATATTATAAATGCGAGACGATATCATAGATAGGATTGATTATGAATGAATTATCTGAACATCTGGGCGGGCACTTAGATAGAACCCATGTCGATAGAGGGGTTCTCGACTTAATTACTACAAAATACTCCATTACATCAATGATCGATATTGGCTGCGGCCCAGGCGGCATGTATTCTATTGCCAAAGATTGCGGTATTGACTGGCGCGGAATAGATGGCGATTACACTCTGACCTATTCGGAAGAAATGAAGCCTCTTGTTACCATTCATGATTTTGTCGAACCATATATTCCACAACATATTACCGATAGTCAATTCGATTTAGCTTTTTCTGTAGAATTTCTTGAGCATGTCGAGGAACGATACGTACCTAACTTCATGAAAGTATTCAAGAGGGCTCGATATGCTGTGGTCACTGCTGCTCCTCCTGGCGCTGGTGGCCATCATCATGTAAACTGTCGTCTGGAAGATTATTGGATTGGGGTATTTGCCGCCAATGGGTTTAAGTACAATCATAAAATGTCTATAGAAATGAGAAAGTGTTCAACTATGGCTAAGGGGTTTATGGCGCGAACTGGCATGTTCTTTGAGAGGCACTCATGACAATACGAATGTTCATTGGTACGTCGGCTAATGGTGAAGACGCCGAGGCCGAAATGGTGTATGAGTATAGCATTCGGAAGAACACTTCGGAGGATGTGAATATTACATGGATGAGACAAACGCACGATGTCGAAAGTGTATGGGGAGGATGGAATACGCATAGATGGTCTACACCATTTAGTGGATATCGCTGGGGTATTCCTGCTGCGTGTAATTTTGAAGGTAGAGCCATTTATACAGACCTAGACATGATTAATTTTCGCGATATCGCCGATCTATGGAATACCGATCTGAAGAATAAGCCAATTGCTGCTCGGCGCGGTAAACGCTTCGATGGGCATGAATTTTGTGTAATGGTCATTGACTGTGCTATGATAGCATCACATCTTATTCCTCTTAGTCGAATGAAGAGTATTGAGGAACATCATCATAGAATGATTCATAAGTTTAGCGGGAATGATGATCTAGTATGTGACTTGGATCCGCGATGGAATTGCCTCGATGGAGAAGATCGCGCCGTGGACGATATGTGGATTTTGCACTATACAAATATGGCCACGCAGCCATGGAAGCCTACTTGGTATACAGGCAAGCATGAGACGCACCCGCGGCAAGACATGATCGATCTATGGTATTCGATGAAAAGTGAAGCATTGAATTCTAATTACGTTCCTAACATTCCAAATGTTGCTTTTGGTTCCTATGACATTATAGGCCGATGATGCCCGAGACTTCATTCACTACGCTTGTCTCCTGCGATTCTGTATATCTACACGATCATGCTCCAGCTTTTGCGGCCTCGGCTGCGGTATACGATAATAAATCACATATACACATTATTAATCCCACGACCGGTGATCTAGATTTTGCATATAAGATTAGAGACAACATGAAACGTATAACTAAGAATGAACTTCTTACGATAACGTATGAAAGCACCGACCTATCTACTCTATCGCAGGAAGAACGCCGAACGTATTATGCATGTAATAGATTTCTATTCGCGGATAATCTATTCGATTCGAATTCAGGTTCGTTGTTCATCACAGACATAGATTCAATATTCATGGATCATATCGATGAACCAAATGCTCAACTGGGATTATTTCTGCGCGAATCACTAGACAATACGATTGGCTGGGAACAGGAAGGCACTAAGGTTGCGGCCGGTGCGGTATACTACAATAAGTCTATTGCCTGGTTTGCTAAGAAAGTAGCGAATGTCATTCGTACTAATGAGCTTAGATGGTTTCTAGATCAGATGGCGATTAATAGCATTTATCAGAAGCATAAGCATGAGATTACGGAATTTCATCAATTTACGCCGCAATTTCTGGACTGGGAATTCAATCAAGGAACAAGTATATGGACAGGCAAGGGGCCTCGTAAGTTTGATAATCCACGCTATATTTCGCAAAAGAATTCATTCGGAAAGTTGGTATCATGAACATTTTGATTTTGCAGCCTCGAATGGACGTGGCTTTCAAGGAAGGAGTAGTGCCTGATGCGCGCGGACCCATTCCTCCGATTCGGCAGCACTGGCTCAAGTTTGTAGAATTGTGCGCGTCTGAACATCGGCGCCGTAAGGATAATGTCACGATTCTGGAATTACCTCTATGGCAATTTACGCCTGAGATGGTAGTAAAGCTTAATCCAGATGTGGTGTATGTTCCTCATCGTGAAAAGCATAGCTTTAACGTGCCATCAAAAAAGATTCGCGTTTTGTACTATATGCAATCCGTCTTTCCATGGATATTCTATGTCGACCCTCTAGGATTTGCCGGCGGCGCCAGTATCTATCCCATGGATATAAAGAGTGGTAATAGTCGATCTTCTAGATTTGATGTCTTACAGAAGTATGTACATACCGGAGCCAGTAAATTCGAACAGCCTCCGACTAGGGGATTTGATGAAACCGATTATGTTCTATTTCTATGTCAATTACCTCACGATCAGACTATTCTGTATCATTCGGACGTAACCGTCGAACAGGCCCTACAAGAAACATGTGAAGTTACAAAAAAACTCAACGTGCGTTTGATCGTGAAGGGGCATCCAGTTAATCCGAGTAGCATGATGGGGCTGAAATCATTATGTGCTAAATACACTCATTCGGAATGGTACGACAATATATCAATACACGATCTAATACCTAATGCGCGAGTGGTTGTTGTCGTAAACTCCGGAACAGGTATGGAGAGTCTATTACGTCTAAGACCTGTTGCGACTTATGGGCGATGTGAATATGATGCAGTTACTATGAAAGTAAAATTGAACGATAATTTAGAGCAATGCATTACTAATCCTACAATAAATGAGAAAAATGTTAGAAAATTCTTCGATAGATGGAGTTCTCTAACTTACGATACGACGAATGCTATAGGATTTAAACAATTGGGAGTACAGTAAAATGGCGCAGCACTGGGGCTATCATCTAATCGTTGACGCGGCTAGCTGCAATATATCGAAAATTACGAATGCTGAACATGTCGCTAATTTTGCGCGTGAGTTAGTCAAACGTATCGATATGGTAGCTTATGGCGAACCCCAGGTTGTCAATTTCGGTTCAGGCAACAAGGCCGGCTTTACGTTGGTGCAGCTAATCGAAACCAGTAATATTGTGGCTCATTTCTGCAATGATTCGGGCGATGTATATCTGGACGTATTCTCCTGTAAGAGTTTCAGCATGAGCACCGTGCTGGATGTATTTGCCGAATACTTTGATCCCATGACAATGCGCCCAAATTACATGACAAGGCAGGCCTAAATCATCACGTAATATTATTGCTTACAACACTTCAACAACGCAATAATATTACCGTCGATTTTGCTAGACAAACGCCATCAAGTACGCTATAATGATAATATGATGAAGAATATGAAGACGGCCAATTTCGTAGTTTACAACAAAAAGACCACCCGCATTGTGGGCTCAAAGAACCGCAAGTGGTTCCGAGGCCTTGCAGCGGCCAAGGCGCATCTGACCCGCATGTCCAAGATGGGCTATCGCATGTCGGACTATGCTATTTCCGATTTTGAGTCTTTTTACGCCATTGAGAAGACCGAAGAAAAGGTCAATTTGATGACGGGTAAGAAATTTACTCAGAGTGTGAACACGCCGCGAAGCTGTGACCCGTCCACCGAACTTTATTGGACCATGTAATATTGTTGCTTACAGCATCTCAACAACGCAATAATATTACCGTCGATTTCACTAGACAAATGCCTTAAAATGCGCTATAATGATAATATGATGAACAACACAAAGACTTATGATTTTCTCGATGACGCCGGCCCTCTCGCAGCCGGCCCAGTACCGGCGCATCAGCATTCCAATGGCGGCGGCTGGGTAGCCGATAGTGCCTACGTAGCAGCGAGTGCCTTCGTCGGCCCGGATGCTAAGGTCTATGACAATGCTAAGGTCTGCGGCAACGCTGAGGTCTTCGGCAATGCTGAGGTCTGCGGCAACGCTGTGGTCTATGACAATGCTAAGGTCTGCGGCAATGCTGTGGTCTATGGCTACGCTGAGGTCTGCGGCAACGCTGAGGTCTATGGCAATGCTAAGGTCTCCGGCACCGCTAAGGTCTATGGCACCGCTAAGGTCTCCGGCACCGCTGAGGTCTTCGGCACCGCTAAGGTCTATGGCACCGCTAGGGTCCGTGGCCACGCTGAGGTCTATGGCACCGCTAAGGTCTGCGACAACGCTGTGGTCTATGGCTACGCTTATGTCTATGACAATGCTAAGGTCTTCGGCAATGCTAAGGTCTATGGCAACGCTGAGGTCTTCGGCAATGCTAAGGTCTATGGCACCGCTAAGGTCTTCGGCGCCGCTGTGGTCTATGGCAACCCTGAGGTCTGCGACAACGCTGTGGTCTATGGCTACG